GAGATCGAAGACCGATGGCTCCGCGACGCCGAACAGTACCACGGCGAGTACGATCCCGAGACCAAGCGGAAATTCGTCAACAGCGTTCGCAGCCAGGTCTTCATCAACCGCACAAGGCCGAAAACCAACAAGCTCGTCGATCGCCTCACCGACATCCTCTTCCCCGTCGACGAGAAGAACTGGGCCATCGAGCCGACGCCCGTCCCCGAGATCACTCGCGCCGCGCGCGACGCGCTCAAGCAGCGCCTCGCCGCCATGAGCCAGGCCCAGGCCGCCCAGGGACAGGCCGACAGCGAAGATCCCGCCTCAGTCGCCGCCGCGGATCAGGCCGCCTCGAACTACGCCGAGACCGCAACGGTTCACGCCACGCTCGTCAACGTCCAGGACGAAGCCCGCCGCCGCGCCGACGTCATGGAGCTCGAGATCGACGACCAGTTGACCGCCTGCGACTACGGTGCCCAGTCCCGCCTCGCGATCGAAGACGGCTTCAAGTTCGGGATCGGCGTCCTCAAGGGCCCAGTCACCGGCGAAAAACTCAGGCGCGGCTGGAAGGCCGCCGAAAACCGAGAGGAGGTGATCCGAAGTGAAGAAGGGCAAGGGCAAGGGCAAGGGCCGGAAGTGCTGAACGGCGCTCCGCCGCTCGAGTTCTCCTACGAGACGCGCCAGGATGACCATCCGGTGATCCGGCGCGTCGACATCTGGCAGTTCTTCCCGGACCCGGATTTCCGAAACCCGGCCGAGGGATCGGGCGTCTTCGAGCGCCACATCTGCTCCAAGCAGAAGCTCCGCCAGATGGCCAAATGGCCAGGCATGGACCGCGCCGCGATCCGCCGCATCATCAGCGGCAAGCCCCGCGAACCCCTGCCGTCCTACATGGCCGAGCTCCAGGAGGCCACCAACCAGCAGCGCGCCACCCTCGAAGACCTCTATGTCGTCTGGGAATACTCCGGGCCGATCGACGGCGACGATCTCCGCGCCATCTACCAGTACCGCGGCGACGGCGACGGCATCCGCGAAACCGAAGACATCGACGTCCTCGACGAAATCAACGTCGTCATCTGGTTCTGCGACAAGGAAATCCTCCGCGTCGGGCCCCACCCGCTCGACAGCGGCGAATGCCTCTACTCCACCTTCGTCCCCCATCCCGACGAAGCCTCGCCATGGGGCTTCGGCATCCCCTACCTCACCCGCGAGCCCCAGCGCGTCTACAACGCCGCCTGGCGCGCGCTCATGGACAACGCCGGCGTCGGCGCCGGCGTCCAGCTCTTCATCAACCAGACCGGCCTCGAGCCCCAGAACGGACGCTGGGAGGTCGAGCCCTGGAAGATCTGGTATCTCAACCGCACCGTCGGCGCGAACGACATGCCCTTCGCGCAGTTCCAGATCGACATGCGCGTCGAGGAGCTCTCCAAGATCATCGAGCTCGCCGAAGCCCAGATGGACGAAGTCACCGGAACCACCGAGATCGACGAGAGCGCTCCCGGAACCGGCATCCAGTCCACCGCCACCGGCGCCGCCCTCGTCGTCTCGTCCCAGAACGTCGTCTACCGCGGCTACGCCCGCGCCTGGGACGATGGCGTCACCGTGCCGACCATCCGCCGCGCCTACGACTGGAACATGCAGCACGGCCAGAACCCCGACGCCAAGGGCGACTTCTCCGTCCGCGCGCGCGGGTCGAACGTCCTCGTCGCCCGCGAGCTCGCCGCCCAGAACCTCGCCTTCATCGCCCTCACCCTCAAGCAGAACCCATCCCTCGGAGCCTACCTCAAGGACGCGCCCCTCGTTCGCCGCATCGTCCAGTCCCTCATGCTGCCCGCCGGCGAAATCGTCCTCTCCGACGACGAGCTCGCCCAGCAAGGCGGCATCCAGGACCCGCAGGCCGCCGCCCTCCAGCAGCAGGCCGACGTCGCCCAGGCCGAGATGGAGTACAAGCAGGGCGAGCTCGAGGCCCGCGTCTCCATCGCCAACATGGAAACCCAGACCCGCCTCAAGGTCGCCCAGCTCCAGAAGGAAATCGCGCTCATCCAGGCCGCCCAGAAGTCCAACGACAACCTCGACAAGCTCGATGCCCAGGAAGCGATGAAGGCGCGCGAGATCGAGCAGAAGGACCGCGGCATCGCCGTCGAAGCCGCGGTCGCCGAGAAGACCAAGATCCATTCCGGAGGCGCCCTGTGATCGACCAGACGAGCGAAACCTGGAGCGACATCGCGCGCCACTGCCGCGAGGGAAAAGAGGCCGCCCTCTTGACCATCGTCCGCGCGGGCTGCACCGATCGCGACGCCCAGCACCAGCGCGGACGCTACGAGGCCTTCGACGAGATCGAGCGCCTCGCGTCCGGGCGCCGCCCCGCGCCTGACGAGCCAAAGGGCTACCAGGCCGGCTATTGACGAAGCGCCCCCGCGGCATCAGGTTCTAGAACCGGCGACGCCGCGGCGGGCCAAGGGCTTCTAACCCCGACGGCGAGGGTTCGACACCCTCCGTCGCTTCCGCCACTGAAGCGAGGAAACTCGGCCATGCTGTAGATACGAGGCCTTGAGACCGCCCTGACGTAGCTCCGAAGCGACAGGCAACCATCTCAACATTCGGAGAAAAACGATGACCTACTCGGTCGAACTCAAGATCAAGCGGCTCTCCCTCGGGGCCGAGCTTCGCATCCTGCGCAACGAAATCAGGCGATCCGGCCGCAAGGGATATGCGAACCAGGTGATCTCGATGCAGTGCCATCGGGACCAGATCGTGCGCCGCGCCGCGCGCGCCGCGCATCTCGCGCACGCCTTCCTCGTTGGAAGGCCCTACTCGAGCGTCGAAAGGCAAGGGTCCAGAAAGCTCGGCGCCGCGGAGATCAAGGACATCGACAGCAACGTCCGCAGGTTCGGCCGGCCCGAGCACGCGAACATGCCGAAGGACGAAATCTCGATCTGGATCGAAGGCCGCGCCGTGCTTCGCGCCGTGGCCTGAAAAAAAACAGGCCGCTCAAGGCGGCCTAGTTTCCAACAGGAAGGAACCGAGGTCTCCCCCGGCAGGGCTCAGGATAGCCCGGTTCCCGGCCGCTCGCAAGAGCCGCCACAACTCGAAAGCACCAAATGGCTGACGATGACAGCACGGCCGCGCCGGAAGGCGCCGCCGCGTCCGACGATGCCGCCCTCGATGCCCTCTGGGCGGAAATGGCGAGCAAAGACACGAAGGAACGGGAGAAGGGCCCGGCCAAGGCCGACCCTGAACCGGCGGCAGAGGCCGACGAGCCAGACCGCGACGAGGTATCCGTAGCGCCCGAAGGCGCCGCCGACGACGACGGCGAGGATGACCCCGATCCGGCCGAGGCAAACGCGGATCAGGATGCCGAGGATCCCTGGAAGGACGCGCCAGCAGCCGTGCTGGCCGCGCGCGACGAACTGAAGGCCGAGCTCGAGCGGAAAACCCACCAGGCCCGCTCCGCCACCGGCCGCGCCAGCGCCTACAAGCGCCAGGTGGAAGCGCTGCGCCGTGCCCAGGAGGGCGCGGACCAGCCCGACCCCCTCGCCGAGAAGGTGAAGGAGGCGAAGGAGAACTATCCCGAAGTCGCCGAGCCCCTCGTCGGAATGATCGACACCCTCAAGGCCGAGATCGCGCAGATGCGCGAAACCGACCAAGCGGCGTTTGAAGATCATGTCCGAGCCGAAGAGGCCAGACTGGAGGCAGCCTATCCCCGCTGGAGAGACCGCCTGAAGCCGGAGTACGACCGGTTCCTGGCATGGGTCGACGACCAGCCGAGGGCGGCCAGGGACATCCTCGCATCCAACTGGGACTACACAGTCGACAGCGCCGGCCTCGCGAGCCTCATCGGCGGGTACTTCGCCCACCGCCGCGGCCCAACACCGGAGCCGCAAGCCCCATCGCCACAGGACGTGCGCCGCCAGCGCCAGCTTGCATCCTCAGCCTCGCCAGGAAGCCGGCAGGCCGTCCGCCCCGAACGGGGCGAGGACGACCTCGACGCCTACTGGAAGAAACTGAGCGACCAGGCTGCCCGCGAGGCCATGCGCTAGAGCGTCCTGCCGGCAAAATCACCGAAAGGACTGACCGGAAATGGCCGGAACCCATCTCTACACCGACGCCGGGATCTCCCCGCGGACCAATCTCTACGCCGAAAGCCAGATGCTCAAGTACGCGGATCGCGTGCGCATCCTGGACCGGTTCTCCAAGCCCTATCGGATGCCGAAGAACAAGACCGACACGGTCAAGTTCCGGCGCCCGGTCCCCTTCGAGGCGGTCACGACGCCCCTCGCCGAGGGCGCGGTCCCGACCGGAACCACGTTCCGCTACGAGGACGTCGAGGTCCAGCTCCAGCAGTACGGCGACGTGAGCTATGTCACCGACCGCATCGAGGACTTCTCCGAGGATCCCGTCCTCAACGACATGACCGAACAGCACGGCCGCAACATCGGGCGCACGCTCGAGGCGATCGACTGGGGCGTCATCCGGGGCGGCACCTCGGTCTTCTACGCCAACTCGACCGCGCGCGCGAACGTCAACACGAGCATCTCGCTTTCCAAGCAGCGCGCCGTCACCCGGTTCCTGAAGGCGCAGAAGGCCATGAAGCGGACGACGATGCTCGCGCCCGGCATGGAGTTCGCGACCATCGCCACCGAGGCCGCGTACTGGGCGGTCGCCCACACCGACCTCGAGAGCGATATTCGGAACGTCCCGGGCTTCTTGTCCGTCGCCCAGTACACCTCCCAGCGCTCGGTCCTGGATCACGAGATCGGCCGCATCGAGGACGTGCGCTACGTGCTCTCGCCCGACCTCGATCCCATCCTCGCCGGCGGCTCCGGCACGCTCAACGGGATGGTTTCCCAGGGCGGGGCGAACGTCGACATCTACCCCATCGTCTACATGGGTGAGGAGGCGTGGGCCGAGGTCTCCCTGCGCGGCCGCGGTGCGGTCGAGCCGAAGATCGTGCCGGTCAACCAGCTCTCGATCGCCAACCCGCTCGGCCAGAACGGGTCGGTCGGCTGGAAGACCTACCACGCCGCCGTGATCCTCAACGAGCTCTGGATGGCGCGGCTCGAGTGCGGCGCGACCGACCTCTGATCTTCCGCCTGAGGTAGCGAAACAGAACGGCCCGCAGGCTTCGCCCGCGGGCCAAGACACTCTTTCCCCTCACGAAAAGGAACAACCTCGATGTTCGAGAACTACCGCTCTGGATACCTGGTCGGCACCGGTGCCGCGCAGAACGTGTCCCTCGGGTGGATCCCGGAAACCGTCCGGACCATCAACCTCACCGACAACGACATCATCTACGAGGGCCACCTCGCGGCCGGCGCCTACATCGTGCCGTTCTCCTCGGGCGGCACCACGGAGATCGCGGCCGGAAACAAGATCGTCGGCGCGACCTCGGCCGCCGAGGCCTGGGTCAAGGAGGTGCTCCTTGCCTCCGGCACCTGGGCGGCCGGCACCGCCGCCGGCTTCTTC